AGCGAGTGCTATTGAGAAGACTATTGCTTGTAAAGATGCACGTCCCGAAATCGATGCCGAACTCCCTAAAAAGGTGAGAATGACAAAGACTTTGGTTGATAAGCTGATTACTACGATACCACCTCCTCGAAAAGCTGGCGTAGAGGTTATACCCGCGTCACTTAGCACGAATCAAATTGGAAAGATTGAAGTAAAGAAATTCGAAGATGGACTAGGCTCTGTTCAAAAGATGCAAGTCCGCACACCGTTAGTAACACAAATTGAAGAAGTTCAAATTGATGAAGCAACGAAGAAGCGTAGACAGCGTAATAAGAACCAGAGAAAAAGAAAGGCTCTTGAGAAGAAGAAACTCGAAGAACCGACACAAACCCTTAAGAAGAATGGCGATAAGGTTTCCCGAAAGGAGACTGTAATTGTTGAGTCAATACTGAGCGAGGCTGATGTTGCGAAAGCGACGTCGTCTCGCGCAGTGGATGCAATTCAAGATTCTGCCCCCAAGGTTGACATGAAAAATGTCCCGAGTGAGCGGATCATTCTTATGGACTGGCCTGAAAGCAAACATGAGGCAAGCACACCGCAAGGTGTGTTGTTTCATTTAGATGCTTATTGTAATCGGGTAGAAGCACTCATTTCGCGTGAGGTTTCTCCCCTTGAACGAGAAGCATTGTGTGCAGTGGCTTGTGCGGTTTCTGGAATGGGCGAAAGGAAATTCCAGTGTGTAGTTGATAAACTCAATGAAATATGCCGTTTAAACTTGTTGTCCCCACCTCAAGGTGGGGTAATTGGTACGAGTGGCACGAACCCGAAAAGTTCTCTGAAAAGTCCTGTTCCATTGGCGAAAGTAATGTCACCTTCTTCGCAGCAGCACCTAAGAAAAGATCAAGGTACTGGGAACAAGCAGTAAAATTGCGACCCGGATTATTGGAATATGGCTGGCCTAGTAGAACTGCACAAGCAGAGAAAGCTAGTTTTAAACTGCAATGTGATAAATTCATCGAAGATGGCGAAGTACCTTCCGACCAGGAAAGGAAAGCAATCATAGATGAAGTTAATCGCTCCTACATTCGACACATTTTGCCGGACTATTTGCAAAAATATGACCGTAATTTGTGGAGTTTGGAGATTGACAAACTTAAGACTCATATAAAGCCGCAAGCGAGTCCTGGTGTGCCATACGCAATGTGTGGCCTTCAAAATGAACAGGTTTTCGACTGGCTTGGTGAGAGTTTTAATGATATTGTCTTAGACAGAATTGAAACGCGTCTCCGCTTTGGCAGCTCTATTAAGTCTTTTGACCGAAAAGAGAGAATAGATTTAGGAATATGTGATCCTGTGCGAATTTTTGTTAAAGGAGAACCTCACAAGCTCAAAAAGCTTGAAGAAGGAAGAGTCAGATTGATTATGTCTGTGTCACTTGTTGACAAGATTATCGAAATGCTCCTCTCTAGGCATCTCCACAAACTTGAAATCGCAAATTGGTATCATATACCGTCCAAACCCGGAATTGGTTTTACTCCTGCAATGAATGAAATAGTTTACACAGATATCGCTTCCAGCCCAAATATGGCCTATACGGACATTAGTGGTTGGGATTGGTCGTGCAAGACTTGGCTCATGGAAGATGCAGTAAAGGCTAAAATCTTATTGTGTGATAATCCTTCATTGGATTGGAGCACTTTAGTTTTAAGTGAGTTTTATATCGAATCTGAGTCTGTTTATCAATTCTCTGATGGCGAAATGGTAACCCCAAATTTCAAAGGTATTGTCAATTCAGGCAAATACAAAACCAGTCGAGATAACTCCTGGATGCGTGTTTGTCTTGCGACGCACGTAGGAAGCAAGAAGGTCATCGCGAACGGCGATGATACTGTAGAATCTTACGTGGACGATGCAGTTGCGAAATATTTGAAACTTGGGTGGCGCCTAAAGGACTATCAAAAGGTGAAAGATGGGTTTGAGTTTTGTAGTAGATGGTATCAAGCTGGTGCTTCTTATCCGCTTAATTGCGATAAGGTACTCATGAACCTCCTATACACCTCACCGAAGAACGAGTTTGAGAAAGAAATGTACATGTTACAATTCATAGATCAACTTGAATTCCACCCGGAATTCCCTCAATTAATGGAGCTCTTGAGCGAAGTTAATTATGGTCCTGATGAGCAGGATGGGGCTCAATAAGTCATTATGGAGTCTAGACAACCACCACTACCTCAGCGTAGACGAAGAGTAAACCGACCACGAGGTCCTCCGCCAGCAGCAATGCAGACGATGTTGAACCCCATTGGAAAGAATGCTTCTCGTAATCGCAGAAGACGAGCAGCGAAGCGAGCACTTAGAAATGTCTCGAGAATGAATGTTCTCGGAGCACAATATTTGATGCCTCAAGCTCAAGGTGTCGACAATAGTCGACTTAGCCAAACCCAGCGCCGACTAGCTGTGACTTTGCCAGGAAACAAAGTTACGCCGGAAGGAGTTGCGTTCCTTAAATGCGCTTTCGCCCCCCCAGACTTTAATAGTAGTAAAGTCGAGGGAGTTCCCGACGAATTTGAAGGTCGAAGTTTAGTGAAGAAACATCGAATTGTGGAATCATCATTTCCTATTGCAGCGAATACTGATTACTATATTCTGTTACTTCCTACCCCTGGTATTGCATTTTGGTATACTAGCGTTGCCGCTAATACTCCAATACTTGCCACTACGGTGTTTACTGGGGTAAATTATACTGATTTCTCGTCTTTGTTTGGAATTAACCCCGGCTCACCTGCTAACACTGTCAATGCGTTTAGATATGTCTCAAATCATATTGAGTTCATTCCGACTGTCAATAATAACACGTGGACAGGCAGTATTTCTGCCTGGAAACTGCCTATTAAGATGGTTGATCGCATTCCGCCGCAAACTGGTACAGGAGCTACTGTGAACAACTTAATGTCCATCACTGGACTGTCTGGTTGTAATTCACAGCAAGCCGACCAGTACACCGGCCCATTCAACCTCGGATTATATTCTGGTTGCTACTCGAGTGATTCGTCATTCAAGTTTCAGCAGATTGTGGAAGGAATAGTAAATATACCTTTCACTTTTGTTACCGGAACTGATTTTGCAGGTCTTTTGCCAAGTACTTCCTTTACAGGATTGGACAATGGTTTTGAGTCACTGGTCGTCAAGATCGGTGGTGTTGGTGCAAACGCCAATAATTCACTCATATTAAAGACTTGGTCTTGTGTTGAATATCAGGTCGTGCCTGACACTTCAGTATACGAATACTCTACTGTTTCTCCATGCGATGAACTCGCATTGAAACTGTATCGACGTATCGTTAACGAATTGCCAGTTGGTGTGTCTTATCTTGACAATGAGAGTTTCTGGGAGCGAGTGCTTAAAGCAATTCAACAAATTTCCGGCTCTCTGGCTGTATTGCCTGGGCCTTATGGCCTTGGAGCTACTGGTATCAATAGTTTGAGTACCGCTATACGTCAACTTGTCTTCTAAATTGAAGGAAAAC